GATACGTTTATACACATCACGTACACCATAAAAACGGTAAAGACTTTCCTGGTATTACAATTGAAAGCCTACGTTCACCAAGCGGTACTGATTCTTGGCATCATAGAAATGGATTCTGCGGTGGAATTAAAGCTATTGAAGGCTATATTCATTCAAAGCATAATGGTCAAGTCGCTAGATTGACGCATTTGTTTTAATATGCAATTACATATAAAAACGCCATAATGTAAAATATTATATGCAAAAAGATATGATTTTGTAAAGAGTATTTTACTATATTTGTGACAGTTAACAAGTTTTGTTTTTCATGTTTAGGTTAAGAGGAGGTAGAAATATCTCCTTTTTTTATGCTATAACCTTAAATTATTTCAAGATTTTAAAGCTATAACCTTAAATTAAATATTTTTTTTATGCGCTGAAACCATTGAAAACATTGAGAAACTAAAAATAAATGAAAAATAATTGTGAAAAAAGATTGGTAGTTATAAACAAAGTATATATATTTGCATATATCAATTAAACAAAAAAACATGAACGAAACAATTAAACAACTAGAATTAATCAAAGAATTTTATCTTGAGCAAGGAGATTGGATTTCAGCTAATCAAATCACTTTGGCAATTGACGTTGCAGAAAACTATTACTTTACCCTTAAACTAAACGCACAATGACACACAAAACAACAGTAACAATTGAAGGAGTAGACATAGACGTTACCTACGAAATAATTGAAGACGATGTTAACTACATTGATATTCTTGAAGTAGAAATCGGAAAACAAGACGTATTTTCTTTACTAGATAAATACATTGAAACAATTGAATCATTAATTTACGAAAAACTAAAACATCATGCAGCTAATTAAGAACTTTTTGAACAAAAATGTAAAGCCGACAAAGGCAGAAAATACATACACTCCTCCAATGGGAGTAAACGATGCGCATAGAAAGCAGCATTTTACTACTTACAACCTGGAGTTAATGAATGAAATCCGTAGAATCAAATTAAACGAGAACAAATGACAACAAAAGAAAAAGCATTTAGCATTTACGAATTTACAAGATATGACGTTTCTTTATTAGGTGGAACTGAAGCGTTAATTAATGCAGTAGCTAAACAAGCTGCGTTATATGTTGCCGAGAATGTTCGAATAGAAATGGTTAAACTACAAAATCACGAAAAAGCAATTTATTGGTTAGATGTTAAACGAGAAATAAAAGCATTATGACAATCGAACAAAAAATATTAATAACTCAAGTACTCCCAGTATTGGGAGATTATTTAGAAGACATACCAATGCAACGAACTGCTAAGATGAAACGTAACTTAGTTGTGAATTCAATCCGTTCTTATGATTCATATATGATTGATTCAGCAGATTTAGAAGCAATGGAGCAGCAGATTAAAATACAACAGTCATTCCGAAAGTGGTGTGAGGAAACATTTAAAAATTAAGAAGATGGAGAATAAAGAACTATTAAACGAAGTGATTGCAAAGTATGAGGTAAACACGAAATCAAGAAAACGAGACAAAGTTTACGCCAGGTTTGTCATAAGTAAATATTTACGAAATAAAGGCTGGAGTCTATGTAAAATCGGAGAAGCATTAAATCGAGACCATTCAAACATCATTTACGGTTTAAAACAGTTTGAACTTTTAAAAAAAGAAATGGATTTCAAGCATATTTATTCCGTTATTTTGAGAGACCTAGAAGAAACTGAATTAACTATTGAAAATCCTTGTATTTTAGATATTGAAGAGCGAGTTTTAAAGTGTGAAAACTACTTTCAAATGCGACTACTCCAGGAAGAATTAATAAAAAAATACAATTAATTAGTTTGATTAGTTAAAAACTATTATATTTGTAAACAATTTAAAACCAAAACAAAATGAAAAACGTAGAAAAATTTGAAGACGCAATTCCAAGAGTGAATGGAATCTATTACAAGCTACATTTAGCTAAACAAGAAATTGGAAAGATTAACAAGTCAGCAGACAATCCTTTCTTTAAGTCTAAATATGCTGATTTAAACACTATTTTAGATGTAGTTGAGCCAATCTTACACAAGTACAATTTACTGCTATTACAACCTATCGCAAATGGATGTGTGCAAAGCATAGTGATTGACATCGAAACGGGTGAGGAATTTATAAGCGAGATTAAATTACCTGAGATTAATGACCCTCAAAAATTAGGCGGATGTATTTCTTACTTTAGACGTTATTCCGTTCAATCATTATTGTCTTTAAGTATGCAAGACGATGACGCTAACGATGTTACTAAACACGTTAACAAGAAACCTACAATGCCACAAGAACGATTCGAGAACGGACTTACAAAAGTAGATTCTGGAGAGATAACAAAGGAACAATTCTTAAAGCCATTGAATCAATTTGAATTAACGGAAGTACAAAAAGCAGTAATATCTTTGTTATGAGTAAGAATTATAAAATAACAAGAGATAGGCAATCCAATTCTCTAAGAGATAATGCAGAAACTATAAAGGTTAAAGCAATCAATCGAGAAATAAAAAAAATGGTTGAAAGTGGTTTAATCACGCAAGAATTTGCAGATGAGAATAGAAATAAATTAGTTGAATTAACATTAAATAAATTACCATGATAGTTAGATGCTCAAGTTTAGGAAAATTAATGACTGACCCTCGTACAAAAAGCGAGGTGTTGTCTGAAACTGCAAAAACATACATCCAGGATGTGTTTAAAGAAAAAGAATTAGGTATCTATAAAGACTTTTCAAGTAGATATACTGACAAAGGAATACAAATGGAAGACCAAGCCATTCAATTTGCTTCTGAAGTATTAAATTGGGAGTTCGTAGTTAAGAATGAAACGAGATTTAACAACGAATGGTTAACGGGTGAGCCTGACATTTGCAGCGACAATTTATTAGCTGATATTAAATGCTCCTGGAATGGCTCAACGTTTCCGATGTTTGATTCTACTTTGAAAAATAAAGATTATTATTGGCAACTGCAAGGGTACATGATGCTAACGGGTCACGATACTAGTGAGTTAGTTTATTGTTTAATGAATACACCATTTGAAATAGTAGAAGATGAGGTGAGACGTGAGCATTGGAAACTACATTTGATTGACGAGGACTTAGATGTTAGAAATGCAGTACAATTGAGCCATAACTTCGACCAAATTCCGAATGAGTTAAGAATTAAAAGATTCATTGTGCAAAAAGACGAAGAAGCACAAGTAAAGATAATTGAACGGGTCAAAGAGGCTCGTCAATATTACGAACAATTAAAAACAATTTTATCATGAGTTCATTAATTAATTTCAGCATCAAAAATGCACAAGGTGGGTACGATAAGTATACCATGAGTGTAAACGAAAAACAAGACGATTACGGAAACAACGCAAGTATCTTCGTAGCGCAGTCGAAAGAAGACCGAGAGTCCAAAATGCCGAAGAAATATGTAGGTAATGGCAAGGTGGCCTGGACAGATGGCAAGATTCTAAAAGCTGAATACGTTGAAAAAACGGAAGCAAAGCCTACGGGAATGAGTATGCAATCTTCAAATAATACTAATTTACCATTTTAATAAATTGAGGGTGTAAAAGCCCTCTTTTTGTCATGTTTATTAACTAAAAAATTGGACTTTTATGGCTGATATAACGATGTGTACGGGCGATGATTGCCCACTTAAAGAAAATTGTTACCGATTCACCGCTGAGGCGAGTAAGTATCTGCAAAGCTACTTTTTTACACCGCCATTTGAGAATAACACTTGTGAGATGTACTGGGGAAAGCATTCGGAATCTATTTACAATCAACTTAAAAATATTACAGATGAAAATAACAATTGAATTTGACGAACAAGAAGATGCTAAGTTAGCAATGGAAGCATTTGATTGGAAATATACAGTAATGCAGCTAGACCAATTATTAAGGTCAACTACTAAGCATGGAATGTATCAAGGTCGAGAGGCAACAACGGAAGAGTTAGACATGGCGGACTATCTCAGAGAGCAAATAAGAGAAATTGTGAACGATTCTAACCTGGTGCTATGAAAACTTATTACAAAGTATTTTACTACCGAGAGAATCAACCAGCATTTTGGATTGGTAACGCAAATTCAAAAGAAGATGCAGTTAAAAAAGCGGATATACTTCCCGACTTGGTTTACGATGTATGGCTATTGGATGATTGGGAAGATGAATGCGATAGTAGAAGAGGTATTTATTCAGAAAAGTTTATTAAGAAACGCAACCTTTAGTTAAAAATTACGTTATATTATTATAAGTTACCGTCTCACACTATAGTAACAAAGGAATTTAGTTTGCCCTTTCAATGAATGTGAAGTGAGACGCACATGATTTGATTGGGCTTTTTTATTTTTATTTAATTTATATTTTATGCATTACATTTTAGATTCAATTAATGAAAGAAGTTTACACTTAGAGCCAAACAGAGATTTTGGAAGTGTACAGATTACAATTAAAGACGAGGATAGAGAAATAAATATCTACTTAGATGAAGATGGTTTATTTGAACTTATCGGAGTATTACATCACATTCAAAAACAATTAAAAAAGTGATATGAGTGGATGGATTAAAATACACAGAAAAATTACAGAGTGGGAATGGTATGATGACGTTAATACGTTTCGTTTATTTATGCATTTAATTTTAAAAGCTAATCATAAAGCAAGAAATTATCGTGGAGTAAATATAGAATTAGGTTGTTTAATGACGGGTAGAGAATTGTTATCTAAAGAAACTGGACTTTCAATTCAACAAATTAGAACCTGTTTAGACCGTTTGAAATCAACCAACGAAATAACCATCAAATCAACGAAGCAAGGTACTATAATACAAGTACTTAACTATAAAAAATATCAAGTATCAACCAACGAAATAACCACAGAACAACCACAGAGTAACCAACAAGTAACCACTAACAAGAATTTAAAGAAAGAAAAAGAAGTTATGTTAGACAAATGGATTCAATATAGAAGTGAAATAAAAAAGCCATTGAAACAGTCAACTATAAACAACCTTTTAAAAGACTTTGAATCATACTCTGATAATTGCGTAACATTCGTTGTCAATAATTCTATTAGTAATGGATGGCAAGGATTGTTTTGGGATAAGTATATTGAGACTAAACAATTACCCAAAAGCATAGAACAACTTCAATATGAAAATGTAATGAAACAACTTGAAGCAAACAAATGATACTACAAAACGGACATAGCACCCAATACTTACAAGATTTTAAGGATGGGAAGATTTCTAAGGGATTAGGGATAGGATGCACTTTAGACGATTACATTAGATTTAAACGTAAACAACTAAACATAGTTTTAGGTCATGATAATGTAGGTAAGTCATATTTCATGGAATGGTACTTCCTGGCGTTAGCTACTACTCACGATTTAAAATTTACTATTTGGATGGGTGAGAATTCAAGCGGTCAAGTTATGAGGGATTTAATACAAATGTATGCGGGTAAAAAATTTCAAGATTTAACATATACCGAAATAAAAAAACACGAATCA